GGAGCAGCAGGAGAAGGAGAAGCGCCTCAACCTCGTGAAGAAGGTCGCCGACACACAGGGCGGCGGCAAGATGTACGTCGACGAGGTGATGTCGCGCACGCAGCACTTGTTCACCCCGGCCCAGAAGTCAAACAAATACGACCACGTTCGGCTGATGAACGACGACCTCTTGACGGGGCGCGTCAAGGTGCGCATGGGCAGCCCGCTCCAGGAGGAGCTCATCGGGCTGATGCGCGACCCGGACTACGACCCGCGCCACCCGGACTACAAGGACAAGAACCCCACCGAAGACGCGTCGTGCCCCAACCACTGCACCGACGCGGGGCTCTACTCCTACCGCGAAGCCTGGCACTTCATGCCGCGAACCATCGCGCCGAAGCAGGCGACGGTGTACGAAGCTGACGCGTACGAAGAGCAGGCCATTCGAGACTTCAAGAAGCGCAGTGACACGTCGTGGTTCGACAGGACCGAAGAAGGAGATGACTGGTGAACGATCAAACGGAAGAGCGCCTGAAGCGTCTGAGGAAGTTGGGTGTGAAGAACATCGAGTTCGTGGACGGTCTCAATATGGTCCGCGTCGAGTTCTTCGCCCCGAGCGGCGAGGCCGAACTCGAGAAGAAGCCGCGCGAGGACGAGAAGGTCAACGAAGCGACCGGCTTGACTCGCTCGCAGACGCAAGACATTCTCGGCATGGACGAGTGACCCATGGCGACAAGGCTCAACCCGACAGTCGTGGCGGTGACGCCGGTCCTTGGGGCCTTGTTCGAGCCGTTGACGGTCGGTGCGCAGGAGGCGCTCTCGCTCGAGCTCGAGAACCTCTCTGCGACCGAGACCTTCACGGGGTACGTGCGCAGCCGACTGAGCCCGAACGTCGGCATGGCCGTCAGCACCCTGGGCGACCTGAACTCGGTGCCGCCGAGCGGAACTGTCGGGCCGAACGGTGAGGACCTCTCGAAGGTGCTCGTCACGCTCGACCTGCCGGCCAACGCCGAGGTCGACGTGGTGGGGTTGATGACGGGTCTGGGCGGCGACGTGCGCGTGACGGCACTCCCTCGAGCTTCGCGCTCCATCGCCATGGGGCAGTCGCGATGATCCTCCTTCTCGCGCTCCTGCTCGCTCAGCCGAGCACACTCAACCTCAACCAGCAGCCCATCGTCTCGCGGCAGAACGGCGCGCGCCTCTCGACGACGCGTCAGTTCGCGGTGGACTGCTCCACCAACATGACGTGTCGAGTCGACGGCGGCGTGCTGGTGCTTTCCGCGGCGTCGGGTGGCGGCTCGAGCGAATATGACGGCGGCTACAACCTCGTGCAGGACGAAGGCGTGCCGCTCACCAAGCGCACCACCATCGACTTCACGGGCGCGGGCGTCACCTGCACCGACACGGGCGCGAAGACGTCCTGCGACATTCCCAGCGGCGGCTCAGGCGGCGCCTCTCCTCTCTCGCTGATTCTGGGCACCCCATGAGCGCACTTCTCGCCATCATCCTCACGGCCGCAGCGTCGAACCTGAACGCGACCGACGAGTCACTCACGGCCACGACGACGAGCACGGCGGCGACGGACATCACCGTCAACTACGTCGAGTTCACCACCTCGTCGGGCGCGAACATCGGCAGCGGCGAGCAGGTGACAAACTTCACCACGGCCACGACGTCGACCATCCTCGCGGCTCCAGCGGCGGGCACCACGACGCGCAGCCCGTCGTTCATCAAGGCGTGCAACAAGGGCACGGCGTCGCAGACGGTGACGATTCAGTACGTCAAGACGGCGGGCAGTCTCTCGCTGCGTCAGGCCATCATGTCGCTCAACGCGGGCGAGTGCGGGACGGTCGGCAACGACGGCACCGTCAGCGTCGCCACGGCGGGAGGCGTCACGAAGACGGCTGGACAGCCCGTCACCGTCACTGGCCGAGAATACGTCTGGTTCAAGACGGCGACAGCCACAGACGCGGCGACGTACGGCTACTGGGGCGGCAAGGACACGGGCTACCCCGGCGCGTACAGCCTCGGCACGCCCGGCCTGAACGGACGCACGACGGATTGCTCGGTCGTCGGCACGGCGGGCAGCGGCGGCGCGCTGTCGCTCGGCGTGCCCCTCTTCACCAACGCCAGCAGCGGGAGTCTCTACCTCAAGAGCGCGACCCTCACGGCACAAGCCGTCGGGCCGTACCAACTCATCGACATCCTTTGGTACTCGACGGGGCACGTCGTCACAACCACGACGGTGCAGGTGGCTGACGCTGGTGTGCTTCCGGCGCGCGACGTCAACGGCACGAGCAACGGCGAGGGCGTGAGGCTGAGCATCTACAGCACCGCCGCCAACACCAACGCGGCCGTCATCAACAACAGCACGGCGAACTACGAGAACAGCAACGGCGTGGGCAACCGCACGGCCACGCTGTTCAACCAAGTCGGCTTCATGATTCCGGCGACGCCAGTCATCGGCACGCACACGCGCTTCAGTTTGGCGGCGGGCGACACGGGCATCAAGGTGCTCGGTAATGTGACGCTGGGCACGTCGCTCGTCACGGGCGGCGTGACGTTCTTGCTGTACCGGCCGATTGCGACCATCGGCATCGGCGTCGCCAACACGCCCGTCGTGTTCACGCCGGAGATTTCGCCGCGCCTCTACAACGGCTCATGCCTGACATGGATTTTCGTGGGCGGCACAGGAACAACGGCGCCAGCGATTGGCGACGCAACGATTCAAGTGGTGGAAAGGTGAACATGGACAACCTCATCGACCACATTCTCGGAGCGCTCGCGCTCCTCTTCTCTGGCTTCGCGCTCTTCCTCAACCGCCGAGGCGTTCGCGCCACACGGCGCACACAGAAGCTCTCCGACATCATCCCGAAGGCGGTCGACGCCGCGCTTCGGCACCAGAGCCAGGGTGCGAACCGCAGTATCGACATTCGCACCATCGCGGGTCAGTTCGCGAGGAACCACGACCTCGAGGACAAGAAGCGCGACTTCACAGACGAGAAGATCGATGCTGAGGTCGTCGCCGAACTTCACCGCCGAGGACTCTGATGCCCATCGACTACCGGAACATGAAGGAAGGCTGGAAGCCCGGCGAGAGCCCCGCTGACCAGGCCCAGGCCCCCGGTGGTCGCTGGTGGAACCTGAAGGACGAGACCAGCCTCGGCAATTCGGTCATCACCATCACCGACTCGCTGAAACAGCAGGCCGCCCAGCGTCACCAGATGAACCTCGTGCACGCGCGCCTGTACGGGAACGTCGACATCATCAGCTTCGGCGCTCGAGATTACGCCCGGAGCCCCGTCACGTACGGAGTCATTCCGAACCGCATCGCGTTCAACATCGTCGCGACCTGCATCGAGACCCTCGGCTCCAAAATCGGCAAACAGCGCCCCCGCCCGAGCTTCCAGACGAACGGCGGAAGCTGGCCGGCTCAGCAGCGAGCGCGCCGAGCGAACCAGTGGACGCAGGGCCTCTTCTACGAGACGCAGGTTCACGAGAAGGCGAAGAAGGTGCGCCTCGCGGCGTACACCTTCGGCACCGGCGCCCTCAAGGTGTGGGTGAACGACGAGCACGAGGTGCACTGCGAGCCTGCGTTCATCGACGACATCTACGTCGACGACGCCGACGGCATCGACGGCAAGCCGCGCCAGCTGTTCCAGCGCTTCCTCGTCGACCGCGACGTGCTCATCGCCCGGTTCCCGAAGGCGCAGACCGCCATCGAGCAGGCCGACTCCGACCAGACCGACAAGCCCAACAATGGCACCGTCACGCGCGTCGAGGTGTGGGAGGGCTGGCACCTCCCGAGTGGCAAGAAGGCGAAGGATGGGCGGCACGTCATCGTGGTGCGCGGGGGCGGGGTACTGCTCGACGAGGCGTGGGAGCTCGACTGCTTCCCCTTCGTCTTCCGTCGCTACCGCCCGCGCCTCCAGGGGTTCTGGGGCCAGGGCATCTCGGAGATCCTCACCGGCATTCAGGTCGAGCTCAACCGGCTGACCCGGAGCGTCTCCGAGCAGCTTCGTCGGCGCGGCCGAGGCCGCATTTTCGCGCAGGCCGGCACCGTCGACGAGAACACCATCGACAACAGCTACAGCCCCATCGTCAAGACCAAAGGCCCCCCGAGCCAGGTCCTGATGATCGACAACCAGAACGCCGTCGCTGGTGAGGAGTTCCAGCAGATCGACCGGCTGTACCAGAAGGGGTTTCAGGAGGTCGGGCTCAGCGAGCTCTCCGTCGCCGCGAAGAAGCCCTCGGGCCTCGACGCCGCGGTGGCGCTGCGAGAGTTCAACGACATCGAGTCGGAGCGCTTCGCCCTCGACGCTCAGGCCGACGAGAACTTCTACCTCGACTTCACGTACCTCTCGATGAAGCTGGTGAACAAGTTCGCGCCGAAGACCCACAAGGTCCGGATGCCGAGCAAGCAGTTCATCAAGTACGTCGAGTGGAAGGACATCGCCCTCAAGGACGACGAGGCCATCATCCAGATGTTCCCGGTCTCGAGCCTCCCGAGCCAGCCGGGCGCTCGCCTCCAGCGCGTGCAGGAGTTGCTCACGGGCGGATTCATCGACATGCCGACCGCGAAGCGGCTGCTCGAGTTCCCCGACATCGAGGCCGAACAGAACCTCGCGAACGCCGTACTCGACGACGTCGACGCGTGCATTTCGATGATTCTCGACGACGACACGCCGAAGCTGCCGAGCATCGAGAAGTACCAGGACGTGGCACTCATCGTCAGCCGCGCCACGAGCTCGTACCTCTACGCCAAGCACCACGGCGCCGATGAGGAGCGCCTCCAGATGATGCGCGACTACATCGACCTCGCCACGAACGAGATGACGGTGCGCATGGCCGGCATGGCCGCGATGAGCGCCGGCCTCCCGCCCACCGCGCTCGGAGGTGGCGCCCCTTCCGCGCCGGGCGGAGGCAGCGTGCAGAACACCGTCAACGTGCAGCCCCAGGCCCCAACACCCGCAGTCCCACCCGTCGTCGCATGAGGAACTGAATGACCGTCGAAAACAACGCAGCCCCCGCTCCCGCTGCCCCGGCCTCCGTGAAACCCGCCGCTCAGTACCAAGCCGACGTGACGAAGCAGCTCACGGAGAAGTTCTCGGGCCAGAAGACCGAGACGCCCGCTCCGACCCCCGCAGCGAAGGCGCCAGACAGCAAGCCCGAGCAAGCACCCTCGCCAACCATCGCAGCGTCGCTCCAGAAGATCGCCGAGCAGAACAAGGCCCTTCGCGAGCGCGAAGACCGCGTCAAGGCGTACGAGGACATCGCCCGCGTCGTCGACCCGCTGAAACTCTCCCGAGCCGCCGCTGCGCGCGACCCGCTCGCCGTGCTCGAGGCCGTAGGCATGCGGTACGAGGACGTCGTCGACCGTGTGCTCCAGAACCAGCCGAAGGGTGTTCAGCCGGCGAAGGTCGAGGAGAAGCCCGAGGCCGAGGGCATCGTGGCCGAGCTCCAGAAGAAGGTCGCCATGCTCCAGCAGGAGGCAGCGCAGGAGAAGGTCGGCAAGGCGCGCGCGAGCCTCGTGCAGCAGGGGTTGACGTTCGCGTCCCCCGAGAAGTTCCCGCTGGTAGCCCGGCTCGGCGAAGAGGCGGTCGGGGAGGCCATCGACGTGCTGCTCGAGTTCGCCGAGAAGACGGGCGGGAAGTTCCCCGCGGACACCATTCAGGCCAACATGGAGTTGGCCCTCGCACATGTCGAGGAGCGCCACAAGAAGATTGCCGAGAAGTACGGCTTGACTTCAGGTTCCGTGACGCCTAGCGTCAAATCCGCTGAGGCACCTGTGCAGCCTCGGGGCGAAGCTGACGGCCAGACGACTCTCACGTCGTCGAGTCTTGCTGCTCCCGCATCGGGCGGGGCGGCCCCGAAAACTGATGCGGACTACCAGGCGGCTGCGGCTGCCCAACTCCGCAAACTCATGGGCGGGTGACCTGAGCGTCACCTGCTCGCACAGGTGACACCATGGCCGTAACCCTGATTTCGCAAATCCAGGCTGTCCTCAAGAACCTCTGGCCCCAGAGCCGCGTCGAGAACGAGGTCTATCCGGACCACCCGTTCCTCTCGCGCATCACGAAGGACGAGAACTTCGTCGGTACGGACATCAAGCTGGCCGTCCGCATCGGCGACGGGCAGGGTCGCGGTGTGACGCTCTCGAGCGCCCAGTCCCGCGCGAGCGCGCCTCAGTACCGGCGTTTCAGCCTCACCCGCTCGAAGAACTACCAGGTCTTCCAGATCGAAGCCGAGGCCATCGAGGCCGCTCGCAACGACACTGGCGCGCTGGTTCGCACCCTCGACGATGAGATCAAGGGCTCGATCAACAACATCACCAAGGACCTCGCGGTCAACATGTTCCGCGGTCGCTCGGGCAACATCGGAGCCATCGGCTCGGTGGCGGCCGGCCCCCCGGCCACCATCACCCTGAGCAACGTGGCTGACGTCACGTCGTTCGAGGTCGGCATGATCCTCGTGGCCTCGTCCACGTCGGTCGGTGCGAACCGCAACACCCCCGCGACGGCCACCATCACCAAGGTGAACCGCTCCACGGGCGTCCTCACCTTCGCCGACGGCACGTTCGCCGGTACGAACTGGGCCGCGGCCGACTTCCTGTCGGTCTCCGGCGACAACGCGAACAACAGTGGCTCGGGCAACAAGGCCCTCGGCCTCGCCGACTGGCTGCCCGTCACTGACCCCGCCGCGCTCGAGAACTTCCTCGACGTCGACCGCTCCATCGACCGCACCCGCCTCGCCGGTATTCCGCTCGACATCTCGAGCTACCTGCCCGAGGAAGGCGCGCTGTACGCGGTCATGGAGTGCGACCGCAACGGTGCCCGCCCGCGCGACTTCGTCGTGAACCACACCGACTACCAGTCGGTCCTCAACTCGCTCGGCACCAAGGCCGTCACGAAGTACGAGGGCACCGGACAGGTCGGGTTCCAGACGATTCAGATCAACGGCCCCAAGGGTCCGGTCTCGATGTACCTGGACCAGGACTGCCCCGCGGGCGTCGGGTACTGCCTCGACATGCGCACGTGGAAGCTCTACAGCCTCGGCCCCGCGCCGAAGATGCTCGAGCTCGACGGCCTGCCGATGCTCCGCCTCTCGGCCGACGACGCGTACGAGGGCCGCATGGGCTACTACGCGAACCTCGGCTGCACCGCGCCGGGCTTCAATGCCGTCGTGACGATGCCCTCGAGCTAAGCCACTGAGGAGGGGCCCGGGCGACTGGGCCTCTCTTCACCCCTCGTCTCAAGGAGAACATCACCATGGCTTCTCGCAACTACGCCCCCATTCGCGCCCTCGCCCGCGGGCAGGTCATCATCGACGGCTCGTTCATCGGCAACGCCGGCGCAAGCCCGACGTCGACCCGAGGCAACGGCATCACGTCCATCACGTGGGTGGCGACCGGTCGCTACCGCATCAACTTCACCGGCCGGTTCGAGCGCCTGCTCAGCTTCAGCGCCTGCGTGATGCCCGGCACCACGGGCACCACGACTCCGGTCGACGCCAGCGGTCGCGTCGTCAACGCGCTCCAGCCGCTCAACACGACCGTCACGGTCAACGGGCGTTCGGTGCAAGTGACGCAGGTCGAGGTCTTCGTCACCGAGAACGACGCTGCCCCGCTGCTCATCAACCTCGCGGCCACGGACCAGATGACGTTCCAGGCCACCTTCCAGAACTCGAAGGCTCGCCCCCGCGCTGGACGGTAATCCATGACTGCCGTCACGCTTGCCACTCTGCGCACGCGCAGTCGCGAGCGTGCCGACATGCCCGCAGCCGGGTTCATCCCGGACTCGGCGACGGGTATCGACGCCTTCATCAACGAGGGCGTTCAGCGGCTGCACGAGAAGCTCTGCGAGGCGTTCAGTTCGAACTACACGCAGAGTTCCTCGGCATTCACGGTCGCGGGCGAGACGGTCGCTCTCCCCGCCGACTTCTACAAGCTGCTCGGGGTCGACCTGAACCTCTCCGACGGCACGAAGGCCACGCTCCAGCGGTTCGAGCGCGGCATGCGCAACGTCTACCGCAACGCGATGGTCGTGCCCGACTCGGTGTGCACGCACTACGAGCTCGCCGGGTCGAACCTCCGGCTGCTCCCGACGCCGGCGAACGGCACGACGGGCACCATCTGGTATCTGCCCATCGCCACGGTGCTGTCGCTCGTCGGCGACACCGTCAACTTCCCCAACGGCTGGGAGCGCTACGTGGTGCTCTACGCAGCCATCCAGATGAAGCTGAAGCAGGAGAGCGACGTTCGCGACCTGCGCTACGAGCTCGAGAAGATGGAAGCCGAGCTTCAGGCCATCGCCGACCGACGCGACCTCGCCTCGCCCGCCCACGCCGTTGACGTGGACCAGGTGCTGGCGTCTGAGTGGCGTCGGTGGCTGCCATGACGCTGCCCCGGTTCGCGAAGGTTCAGGTCGACGACGAGACCCTCAACCGCGTGCAGGACCGCATCAAAGTCGTCACCGACGCGCTCGTCGCGAACCAGCTGCTCGAGGGTCGTCTGGTCACCGTGACGCTCACGGCAGGCGCTTTCACACAGGTCACGCATGGGCTCGGGCGTCAGCCCCAGGGCTACATCGTCGTTCGCCGCAACGCGAACGCCGTCATCTGGGACCAGCCCGACGGCACCGACGCAAACGCCTTCCTCTACCTCCAGCCCTCGGCTACCGTCACCGCCACTCTCTGGGTGTTCTGATGGCTCTCCAGTTCCAAGACCTCCCGATTCCGCTCGTCGCAGGCCAGAACGCCGGGAGCGACGCTGCGCTCATTTCGCCCCCGGAGTTCCTCAAGGTGACGAACGGCGAGTTCGCCGACCGCGGGAACATCAGGGTCGTCGACGGCCTGACCGGCCTAGCCATCACGACGATGGCTGGTGAGACCGCCCCCGACGACACGAACCCGACGCTCCGCAGGCTGCTGACCCACAAGGACGAGCTTCTGCTCGAGACCTACAAGGGCATCTTCCGCCAGCAGGTCGGCGGGAGCTTCGCGCTCGCTGCCTCCGTTGCGAACCGCAAGCGAGAGAACCTTCGCGTGATGCGCATGGGGGTCACGAGCCTCACTGATGCACAGGGCAGCCAGTCCGATGACTGGAACCAGAACCGCCGCCCGAATGCCGGCGTGCTCGGCATGGACGCTGCGCAACTTGGCGACTACACGTGCACCGTGTGGTGCGAGCAGTACGGCACTGCGGGCACGAGTCTTCAGGTGAGTTGGCAGATTCGTCACAAGACGAGCGACGCAGTGGTCGGTCGAGGGCGCATTGGCGACTCAGCAGGCACCGTCAAAGAACCTCGAGTCGTTGCGTTTGGCGGGCAGTTCCGCATCTACGCCATCGGCGTAGGTGGTGCGTCGAACGTCGG